CGGGAAACTCCAGTTCGTCCCCAAGAACGCAAAGACGTATCGTTCAATTGTTGTTGAACCGATACTGAACTCTTTTGCCCAGAAGGGCATTGGAGCCTATCTTCGTGATAGGTTGCGTTTCGCTGGTGTGGATCTTTCTGATCAGTCGAGGAATCAAAGACTCGCCTGCATCGGCAGCGTAGACGATTCGTTGTCTACTCTGGATCTAAGTTCTGCATCAGATACTATCGCGAAATCGATAGTTGACCTGTTGCTCCCTTACGAGTGGTACTCCTTTCTGTCCAGATTTCGGACGGGATCAGTTACCTATCGTGGAGAGACCATTGTTCTGGAGAAATTCAGTTCAATGGGCAACGCATTCACCTTTGAGCTTGAGTCCCTTATCTTTTGGGGTCTTGCTTATGGTGTTATGCGTTTTCTCTCCCTTCCTCTCGATAAAGTCGCCGTTTACGGTGATGATATCATCGTACCAACGAAGGCCTTTCAGCTTTTGGCTGAAGTGCTTTCATACTGTGGATTTACTCTTAATGAGAGTAAGTCTTTCAGTTCAGGTCCGTTCCGAGAGAGTTGTGGAGCTGATTGGTTCCGGGGTTTTGATATTCGACCTTTTTACCAGAAGACCTTGGTAAGTGGTCGTACTCTCTTCACTCTTCATAATTTTTATATGCGTCGGTTTGAGTTTGCCGAGGCACGTAAGGTTCTGAAGATGATCCCTCTGTCACTAAGATTGTTTGGTCCTGACGGGTATGGCGACGGTCATTTGATCGGTAGCCATGCACGCCGAACTAAACCTTCTTTGCAAAAGAGGGGTTGGGAAGGGAGTCTCTTTGATACTTTTACACTTAAGAAGAGGGAGATTTCCCGAGAGCGATTGCTCCCTGGTGATCAAGTTCTTCCAGTGTACTCTATATACGTGACTAATAGTGATGAGTCCGAAAGGACAAATCACTATGTAGTTCGCGGACATCGAGGGTATCGAAGAATATCAATCTACACACTTAAAACGGGTATTTACATATAGCCCGTCTTTCCGATTATCATTGAAAGTAAATGGTAATCGGCCGGTAGATTACCGGTGGAGGTTTCCTCTTAGGATTAAGCT